CAGTGATGATCGGCTTCTTCTATTGCCTTGAGCTTAGCCCAGCGCGGCGGGGTAGTCGGCGTAGCCAATCATGCCGGCCATCACGCGAACGTGGTAGTCGATCGTACCGACACCTGCAGCTGCCCAGCCGATCTGACCTTCCAGCTGGTCAGCCTTGGACTGAGCTTGTTCGGCCTTGTACTCAGCCGAGCCGGCGGCGTCCGCAGCGTACTGGGTCTGCCCTTGCAGCTGACCGAGCATGGTTTGTAGATCGCTGGCCTCGAACGGGCCGACAGCAGCAACATCTACAGCAGTAGCCATTACCATGGTGAAGCTCCTTTTCTCGTTGGGTGTGTAAGGCCTACCGAGTCTACCTGTGGCCCGTGCTTGGGCGCTAGATGAATACGCTCAGTTCTTGTTCCATTGGATGCTAGCCATCGCTGCGGAAGGCAGCGCACCGGCTGAAACGGCCTTGAACCGGCCTACCGTTTCGTTGACGTAGGGCGCCAGGATGAGCTCGCCGTTGACCGCCTGGATGATGCCGGCGAACTTGGCGGATGAGCCCAGGCCCAGCGCTTCTGTCTCGCCGTAGGCATCGGTACCCGGGTCGTACCAGCCGATCTTGTCGTAGGTGTTTGGCCCGAAGATCACACGGCCGTCGGGGGCGAGTGCTGCGTTCCTGAACTTAGCGCCGATGTTTGGCGCAGGTACAGTGTAGAGGGTGTTGGACTCCCACCGATAGATCGTCACCGTGGGCGAGCTGTAGGGCGCGCAGACAACGTCGCCGTTGGCCAGCTTGGTGGAGCCGTAGAAGGCCGCGGAGGTGATGCCGGCAGGACCCTTGGTGACGGTGTTTTTCACGGGATCGTAGATCACGAAGGCCTGCGCACCGTATGGGATCAGAAGGATCCGGCCGTCGGGCAGTTCCTCGGCACCGCTGAAGTAGGTTGTCGCCGCCCCGCCGTGGGCTGGGCCTTGGGTGAACTCGTTCCTCACTACGTCGTAGATGCCGATGTACGGGCTGGTGCCCGGCACCATGATCACCTTGCCGGTGATGCTCGACACAACGGCGCCGTGGTAGCCAGGCGAGGAACCGAGGTCTGGTCCCAAGCGGAACTCGTTCTTGATGGTGTCGTACAGGCCGATAGTCGGCGACAGCAGCGGCATCATTACGACGATGCCGGTGTCGGCATGCAGGCAACCACCACGATAGCGCGCGCTACCGGTAGGCACAGCCGGGCCGTCTGAGAACACGCCGGTCACCGGGTCGTAGAGACCGATGATGTTCCGGCTGTATGGGATGAACATCACCTTGCCGTTCGGCAGGTTCAAGGCCCCGCAGAACTTGTCGTTGGCGACGGCTACGGGTGGGCCCGCGACGTAGCTGTTGGTCTTCGTGCCGGAGAAGGCTTGGATGGCCTTCCGCAGCTTGTATTGGTGTGGGAAGAAGGGCCCTAGCTTATGGTTATATGCCTGTGCGCGCATTTGATTTGTTCCTTATGGGTTAAAAGGGTCACTGACGATTTTCACGGAAGGAACACTCGTCCCCGCGACGACTTCGCTCTCGATGACCTTGGTGATGTGGATCTGCCGCTTGCCGGAGGTTCGCTCGTTATCGTAGGCGATGAAGATCTCGCCATCGTCGCCGAAGGTCACCACCGGGTATGTCAGCTGGCCGGCGGAGTTAGGCTCCAGCACCACCCGATGCCGCCACGTCACGCCTTCGTCATCCGACAGCGCTAGGGTCAGGGTCCTACGGGCGGTGTCGTTGTTCCAGCACACGAGCAGACGTCCGCTGGGCGAGCGCCCGAGCCAGAAACGCGATGACGAGGCAGGTGCCAGCACCAGGTAGTTCACCCACGGCGTCCACGTCTTCATCAGGTCGTCGCTGTAGGAGACCAGGATCCCGGAATCGCCAGCCGTCCAGCGCAAGAGCGCCATCACCCGGCCATCGGCCAGCTGCACGAACTCTGTCTCGAAGAAACCGCTATATGATGCGCCCAGGTTTGGCGGCAGCTGGGAGACGTGTTTGAGCTTCTGGTTGCGCCAGTCGAACTCGTAGATGTGCGGGCCGACGTGCTCCATGTAGCGCGGCGGGTATTCGGCCGAGAAACGCCAGCCGTCCACGGCCAGGTACCACTTGCCGTTGACCATGACCGGGTGGCGTGGATCGCCGAAGTACGACAGGCGAAACGGTTGGCCCCACACAGGGAATTCGGCGTTGGGGTTCTGGCAGATGACTGCCCAGCTGCCCTGCACGCCATCGAAGTGGCGGTTGTTTCCCAGCACGCCGAAGAAGAGCCACAACCTGCCCTCCGGGTCCTTCCACAGCATCGGATCTACCAGGTGTTTGTCGTGACCGGGGCGCTGGGCCATTGGGAGCGGGTTCAGCGGATCGTCTGCAGCCGTGAAAGTGAAGTAACCGTATTCCTTCACGGTGGCGTTGTTGTCGTCCGAGTAAGCGAGCACGGTGAAGTTGCCAGGGGCTTCACCGGCGAACTGGTTGTCCGCGCGCCAAGCACTCCAGTAGCGGGTGGGACCCGTCCGCTCGATCGTGGCGGTAGCTTGATAGACCCGACCAGACAGCCGGTAATCAGGGTCATCGATGTTGCGCTCAAGGCGAGGCGGAACGTCTACGAACACGCTGGGCGGACGCTGCTCAACGCAGGCCTCGAATGAGAAGTCCGACTTGATTGTGCGGTTGAGAGTGTCGATATGCAGGGCAATCGAGCCGTCTTTGGTGCCGAACACTAGCGCGCTTTCGTCATCCGGGAGGGTGTGCATCTCGGGGAATTGCCGCCGATCGGTGTGGCCTTCGGCACCTTCGCGGATCTCTACGCCCAAACGAAACGGCTTTTCGGAAACGACTTCCTGGTTCAGGCTGTCCAGCCGGAGCATATCCTGGTCGCCTGCGATGAATATTGCGGCGTCCGTTCGCTTCAACGGCAATGAGCCGATCATCTGCCCGCTCTGCGCGTCCAATACGAGATCCCCATCTCCTGAGATTTGATTGCTGGTGCGGTACAGCTCTGCGTCGACATAGTCGTCCGAGGCATCGAGACGTTCGTCGATGAGGACATTCGCCGCGTCCAGGCGTTCGCTGATAACACCGTCCTGTGCGTCGATCCGCTCGTCGATGTGGGTGTCGGCCTTGTTCAGCCGGGACTTGATCTCCAAGTCCTGCGCATTCGCTCGCCGGATGATCTCCGCGTCCTGCACATCCGTTCGTCTGCTGATCTCCGCGTCCTGGGCATCTAGCCGAGTGCCGACGCGCGTATCGATCGCAGTGATCTGCTGACCGAACTCCTGGTTGACCTTGTCGTCAACACGCTTCGCCAGGGTGGGCTGGTCTGGGAACCCCCGGACGGGGACGCTTTGTTCTTTGGTGCCGCCAAGCATCGCTTCAAACGAAACTGCAGCATCGGCGGCCCTCCTGGCCGATGTTTCGAGCTCGGCATACAGGTTGGGGTAGTCTTGGTCAGCCATCGGGCCGGACTCCTATCAGTTGAAAATGCCACTGTCAGTGGAACGGCATGATACACACCGCTTGCGCAATCGTCTAAGCCGCTCGCTATGGGCCCAGGCGCGTAATCTTCAGTTCTGCATGTGTGAAAGCGATAGCTGTGGCAGAGCTGTGGTTGCCGAACAGGAAGTAGGCCGTGCCAGCCGTGAGCCGCATCGGTTTGCAGAACTGCACGGTGAATGGAAGCAGATCCGTCGATGTGTCCCCTACGACATCCACGCTATCCGCAGCTGCCGACCCGAAGCCTAGACGCAGGTTGACGTTCGCCCCCATCGGGTTGGTGCCTGTGCGCACGGGCCTGACCAGCGCCTCGACCAAGTACATGCCACTTTCCGCCGGGGTAAAAGTCCAAGCGGTGGTGCTCCAACCAGACAGCCCATTCTCCACCTGCGTGTACAACTGGATCTTGGTGAAGGCCGCACCGTTCACCAATGTCCAACTACCTGGGTTGCTGGCGTGTAACGTCGCCCCCGCCGTCGGTACCGCATCGACCCAAGCGGCCCCGTTGAATTTCACTATGCTGCCGGTCGCCTGGTTCTCTGCCAGCAGGCCACGGACGGGCGTGTAGAACTCCCAGGCATTGGCAACCCGTGCAGCCACCTTGTTGGCTTGCCCGGCGAACACACCAGTGGCTCCTGTGGCGGCCACAAGGTAGCGAGTGCCGTTCGTGGTTACCGCGGGCACGGTGACCACACCCAGAACCGACAGGCCCAGCAGCGCATCGATTTTCTTGAAGTTATCAGTGACCGCGGCGCCCCAGCCACTTTCACCAGGCGTGCCGCCGTTGCGCGGGGTCCATCCGTAGGAGAGGCCCAGGCAAGGACCGATTGATGCAGTCATTCCGAAATCCTCTGTTAATCGCCCCAGTCGGCGCCCCAGTCGGCGCCCCAGCCGCTCAGCAGCTCGGTGGTGAGGGTGAAAGTGTGGGTATAGTCCTGGTAGTTATCGAGATCGCCGCGCAGGGTTCGCACCACGATTGTGAGTGGGCCGCTGGCCAGCTCGCCCAGCGGCAGCATGGCCGTGTTGACGTAGGGTTCGGTGACCTCGACCGATGCGACCACTGCCCCGTCGCGCATGGCGAAAACCAGCACCGACGATCCGGCTTCTGGCGTGACGCTCGGCTCGTTCCATTGAACCTGTTGATCCGCGTTCTGCAGCAGCCTGTTGCGTGTGCTGAAGCTGACATTCAGATAGCCGTCGTCGTTCGTCACACTGAGTGGCCAGTAGGAGCCACCGATCGTCACGTTGCCGACTGGGTACGGCCGGCCTTGACGTCCGACCAGCGCCACCGGGGTGACCGGCACGTCGTCCAGAGTCGTTGAGCTGATCGAGGTCTGCATCGTCGCTTTGTAGTTGACCGTTTCGGCCATCGACCGAGCCGTAGGATCGGCGGGGAACTGGGCCTCGCCGATGAAGAAGATGCGAGTGCCAAGAGGCCAATCACGCGGGTGCGTATCCATCAGCCCGCGTTGGATCTGGAACTGCCCGGCAGTGAACATCGCGACCACTCGGACGATCTCTGCGTCCTCGCCGGTGCCGATCACAGCGAAGGAGTCAGCTTCGATTAGGCGCAAACCGGTCAACGTGCTGTTGAGAACAGAGGTGGTCGATAGGACCTCCTTGCTCAGGGGGGTATTCAAAAGTGCTGAGGGCGTGACGTTTGCAGTGTTCTGCAGCTCGTAGATCGAGGTCGACGGCAGATTGCGCAACGCGAACAGGCCGACCGACTGAACGTTGGTGTTTTTGGACACCGGCAGGACCGCGCCGTAGGTGACTTCGGGCTCGGGAATGACCCCCGACGAGGCCATGAATACGAACCAGAACGGTAACTCGAAACCGACCAGTACGTCGAATTGGGTGGCCGGCTGCCTTGTATCGACCCAGCCGGGTGGGTTTACACCAGTGAAGGAGACGTTCGACTGACCGAAGACGT